TGATAAGCACTATGGTAATCAACAGACATAACATCTTGCTTAGATAAGATGTTTCTCTCTGCTTCAATACCTAGCTCAGACTGAACACCCTCAAGAATTGTTCCTGACTTCATTAAGTAGCAACGGAACTCCTGACGATTACCAGTAGTTGTAGGATCGTTTGTATTTACCTGTGAGTCGATGACAACTGTACAACCAGCAAATTGACCGATTGATCTATCAGTTACACCAACACCACCACCACCCCAAGTAATGCCAGTACCAGTTGATAAGGCAGATGTTGAGAATGTTAGTAGACCTACTTGATATAGGTAGTAAGCAACAGAAGGATGAACGATAAGAAGATCAAGCTCCTCTCCTCTTTCTCCCAACTTTGAACGAGCTTCTGCAACAGTAGCAGCAGTAAGATAGTTTGCTTCAGCAGTAGAACCAGAACCACCTAATTGCTTCTCAAGGCGATGACCATTAAGAGCAGTATGGAATAAACCAGTAAGAGTTTCAAATAAACGAACAGAGTTCAATTTATTGATAGCGTCTGCAAGTTGATTTCTGATATGACCCATTGGATCTTCGCCAGCAGCTAATAAAGCTACATCATCAACAGCATAAGCAAAACCTCTATGACAGATAGTTGCAATCTGCGTATCTGTACCGATTTTTTGAGGTGTTAGATAACCAGCACCACTTGTTCCCCATGTACCTGTACCATCTAAGATTTCCTCAGTTGGAGAGATTGGGTTAAATTCTGGAACTTGTATTCTTGTTCCTCCTGCCGTTGCATCAAGCAGAGAGTTACGAACTACAGCACCAGATTGAATAAATAGACTACGTTCTTTAATAGCTTGTGAAACGTAAGCACTAAAATTATTTCTCTTGACGACATCCGCTAAAAGGACACCGCCAGTATAATTCTGAAACGGAGCAGCCATTCAGATTTACCTTGTTAAGTTTTGCGATACCCTAATCACAGATAAGGGGGTCGATTTCACGGAAATCAACTATTTAGTTTGAGCCTCTTGCTTGAGCACTGCTGCAAGTTGAGGATCTTGTTCTGATAATAGCATTTGTTGAGTTATATTGCCCGTTTTCCATGGGTTAACCTGACCTCCACCTGCATTACTTATTGGACTAGGTTTTGCACCCATTCCAGCAGCACTACTAGGTTTAAAATGATGTTCCCAACCACTACCAGGATTTTTAAGACTTGTAAGATAATTTGTTAAATCTTGTTCGACACCACCATTGAGAACAACGACTTTACCTTCAGCATTTTTTTGTAACTTACCTTGTAACAATGCCAAAGTCTGTTCAGCATTTATAGCACCTAAATTACTAATAGCTGCCAATGCTGTTGTCTTAGTAGAAGCTACTTCATTTGAAGTTTTTAAATCTTCTAACTGCTGAGATAAAGTCATTATCTGTTGCTCTTTTTCTTGGGCTGTTTTATTAGCCTC